CCGTGGCGACCCGACTCCGTGCCCATAGATTGAGAGTTAAACACACTAGTACCAGATACAAACCCGCCCCGGTCATCAATGTTCAGAACGCCCGCCCCTGCCGAAATCGCGACAGGATCATCAGCAGTGGTCGGAGTGACCGTCAGGCTCTCCACCGCACTCATGTTGCCGAACTTGTCGCGCCATACGAGGTGGACGTTGTGCAGGTCGTCGGTTGTTAGCCCGCTAATGCTAATCGTTTGCGCCCCGGCTGTGAGTCCTGTGCTGGTGGCCGTGGTAAAGCCAGCCGCGCCCGTTGCGTCTTGCCCTCGCAAAAATTGAAGGTCAGAAGGGGCGGCCGCACTACCTTTGCTTACTACCACATAAGCGTCACCGTCAGCTTGCTGTGTCGTAAAGGATACCCGCGCAGAGGTTGAGGACGTGGCATTAATGGATACGCTTTGCAAACCCAGAGCGTTGAACGGGTAACCGTGGACCGCCGGGTAGTAGAGGTCGAACATTTTCTCCACCCAACTGTCTATACCTTGCGCGCCCGGTGTGCCCGGAACCAATACCCGGCCACCATCTGAAAGAGTGCCTTGCAAAATCCATGGGTCATCGTTCAGAGCTTCAACGTAGAAATGTCTCGACGTGTAGTCGAACAACGAGCCATCACCAGTGACAGCATCAGCCTGCGCTTTAGCCACTTGCACGAGGAATAGAATTTCTCCCCACCAAGTCGTCCCGTTACCCACAGAGCGATAATAGTTGTTCTGCCCAGACCAACGGCCATCGTTCTTACGGTTATCGTCGTCGTCGGTTTTGTCACTTACGTGTTCAGGAAAGCCGGTATAGTCCGAAGTCCAATTAAAAGCACCCGAGTTTGCAGATGGGTTGTCCACCATGTCTTGATCGACATATTTCGTCTGGTCAAACTCTTGGAACAGGTTATTCAACGCCAGCATGTCAGCGTCGCCAAACAGAGCCCCTGCAACGTAGTTTGAGGGTCCGCGAGAGTTGTTATGCCCGCCGTCCATTTCCATGAAATCGGTTTGGGTGGTAAGGTCAGTTACGCCTGTTTGGTAGCGCATCTTGAGTACGACACCGTTAACGTCGATGCCGCGTTGCAAGTACCAATCAAGTAGAGGTGCCTTTTGCCCAAGCGGGATGTCTGCCTGCATCAAAAACATGCCATCGCGCTGTTCAACCTGTCCATCACGCGAATAGGTGTTAAGTACGGAAGTTTGCAGGTCGAGTCGCTTTTGCGTGCTAACAGGGTCAATGACCGTTTGGTTGAAATACCTCAACTGGTCTGCCACAAGCGGAGCATCCTCAAGTCGCTCAAGAGCCGGGATTAGGTCGTAGTTGATGTCCCGAGCCCGTAAACGAGGCCGTGCGCCGCGCTCAGAGGGCCACATATATGGTGGTCGATACTCGTCCGCATAAGGGATAGTGTCAACACAGGTGACTACAAGGAAGTTACGAGAAGCAGATGATCCGCCTGCGTTTTCATCTCCACGGTGAATGATAAGCGTGTCACCCGCCGTCAGTGTCACAGGGAGAGTCACACGCAACGAGGCGTCATAGTTTGTGATTTGGGCATCAAGGCCCGAGCCATCAACCCAACCTTGAGATACGCCACTGACAACGAAGTCGTCCCATATAGCGTCTGGGTTCAGCATTGCCCCGTTTACTGCTCTTGGGGTCGTCAGAGGCCCCGGTGTATAGCTGTTGATCGTAACGCCGCTACCTTCATCCAGAACGAAGATGTCACCAACACCGCCACCGTTGGACTTATAGTGCCCAACTGTCGTGGCCCCGTCAAAGGTTACATCGATTTCGCTGACAAGGTTTGTAAGCGTCGTAGTGCTGGATGTACGTGCGAGACCGCCGCCGTTGGCAGTGTCGTCATACACATCTGCAATGCGGGCAGGAGTCCGAGTGTCGGGGGAAAGTGCAACCGTAATAAAGGTGTGAGAGGTGAAAGTTGAGGTTAGCGACTCCGTTGCTGTAAGTCCTGCTACCTCCTGCACCTCTGACATCATAGAATAAGTCTCGATACGGTGGTCAAAGTTTGTCGTCGGAAACTGGAACTTGCGGTCCGCTTCCTGAGTTCGAGACGTTGGCTCAACCGATGGTCGGCGGCTGTCGCAGCGCAGCACAAGGCTGTTGGCGGAGGTGGTTGTCACCGTGCTGTAGCTGAACTCCGTACCTGTGCGGTTTTTACCGTCTGCGGCATCGAAGTTATAGCACCCCGCATTAAGTATCGTTGCGGAGCTACTGAGCGTAAACTGTAGGCTACGAGCGGAAGAAGGAACCTTGTAGGTCCAGACCCCTGCAACGTGATTGTCGAAGTTTTCAGTGATGTCATTGGCAAAGCGCAGGGTGCCGGGAGAACAATCTCCAGACACAAGAGCTGTTGAACCATTTCGGCGCATCCAAACCACGATCAAGTCGCCCGCTTGGACCGAAGGTGTGTTAACCGTGCCGCTGCCTTCCATCATCCAAACCGCGTCATGCTCGTCGGGCAGGATATCGACAACCTCGCTTTCACCACCGCTGTCAGCAGAGCTGAGCATCATCCCCACCACGTCAGCCGTGGGAGTATAGCTAGCACCACCATTCGTCGCAATAGTCTTGCCGTCTGCACGCCACGTAACAGGTCCAGCTACGTCAACACCATTGCGCTGAGCTGTAATCGTCTGCCCTGCCACGGCAAAGCCATTGTCCAGACCTGCAAGGTCAATGTCTTCGGAGGGTACGTCAGACCCAAACTTGTTCAGGTAAATGCGGTAGGACTCTACTGCTTGAGGCGTAAAGAAGCTCTTGCCGTTAAAGAAGAACCTAGCGATTTCAGAGTTATAAGTAACCCCCGAAGGCAGATTATCAATGTAGTTAGCCTTGTAAATGGAATAGGGGTTGCTCATAGTCTTACCTTTGTCTATAGACCTTTGTTGCTACTGTAGACCAGTTTTAGTTGAGGTTTGCTGTAGCCATTAAGCATAAGTTCAGTCAAAGCCCAAACGCAAGCGTCAAGTCTGTCAGGAGAACCGATAGAACCTAGTGGTTCCCATGTCCTCATTTGAGTTTCTAGTTCGTTCAGGTTGGCGCCGTCTTCTTGGTTCCTTACGTGATGCACCAAACCACGCTCATACAGGGCCGCTACAGGCTCCGCACGGGCATACTTACCTCTGGATGCCCTAACCATCTTCAGAGGCACGCTCTCGTCCTCTCCGTGGATCGTGTGCTTGACCATATCGCCCCCTTGGTTGACTTCGGCTACAATCCTATCAGCTTCGTACTGATGGTAGAGTTCGATAGCCTTAGCCGCCCAACCTTGAGGTGACAGTCTGTCAGTATAATCTCCGAGGATATAAGCCTTACCATTCACATCGACACCAGCAACAACAATACCAGTCATATCAGACTCAGCATTAGATGTGACAGCAGGGTCAAGTGCTACAACAATTCGGGTAAGATCAGGAACCTTGTCTCTGTCCACCTGACACCCATCAAGAGTATCGGTAGTCCACAGAGCACCTTCGTTTTCTTCCAAGACCTCAGCATAGAGTTCCTGACGACCAAGCCTAGTGCCCTCATACTGAGTTACAATTACTTCCAAGAAGACATCTGCTAGGTTTGCTGAGTTATCGAAGGTAGAACCTGTAGTAACACAGGTTTTAGGGTCTTTTAGTAATTTTCGCACCAGTTTTGTAGATTTTGGGGTGGTTGTGACACATATCTTAGGGTGTTTACCTTTACGTAGGCAAAGCTGAAGCATATCCCAAGTATCTTCGTCTTTCTTCCATGCCGCAAGTTCGTCACACCAAGCAGCTTGGAAGTTTGGCCCACGTAGGCGCTCTGGCTCTTCTGCGGAGAAAAACTCAACCTGAGCACCATTTTCCCAAAAAACAGTACGCTTGGTGGGGGACCATAAAGGAAAACCCATAGGTACCCCTTTGTGGGTCTTATCGTACTTAGAACAGAGAGCTAACAGGCCACTTTCCCCTTTGACCATAACCTTCTCAATATCAGAGTTTGTGGATGAGACACAGGCAATACGCTTATTACCCTCCTTAACCTTCTCTCGTACCCACTGAGCGCCAGTCCAAGTCTTACCGAAGCCTCGACCACAGTTAAGGAACCATACGTTATGATCCCCTTCTGGTTCAATCTGCTCAGGTCTAGCCCAGAACTTGTAATCTTTCTGTAGTTCCTCTAGCTCCCTCTTGGACATCTTAGCGAGTGCTTCCTGTACCTCAGCATCAGGCATCTCTCGTAGGGTCTGAGCAGTTATGAACGTGACGGGTTTAGAGAGCATGTCGGGTTATTCCTCTGTGTCAGTTCCCTTACCTAGAGCAGCCATAAGGGCATTAACCGCCCCCTCATTCTCTTCATCCTCAGTGCCGACCTCTTGTTCCTGTACATGGGAACTTGGGGACCAACCAGCACGAGAACGCAGGTACAACTCTTGGGACTTGAAGTCACCCTCCAGTGCTTGGTCAATAACTGTCTTACCAACCTTAGCATCAAGAGTGAACTTAAC